GAAAGTTAATTCATTTAAAGGTTGTATAGTTAATTCTGTTTCTTTATCTGCTGATGTAATTGTAAAACCTATATTATTTAAAACTTCTTGAATATTAAAAGGGTTATACCAATCTAAAACCTCTGAACGTATTGTTTTAATTAAATCATCTCCGAATGTTGCATCTGTGGTATAATCGTCGTATTTATAAAATTTTTCTAAACAATGTTGTGCTGCTAAAACTTTCCAAGCATATCTCATATTTAAATTACCAGCAATATTATTTTTACCACCAGTATCTTCGCCTCCTGACATTAAACCACCAGGACATTCTATAATTAAATCGTTGACTAAAACTAAAGGACTATTTTCTTGTTCGTGTAATTTACGTCGTATATCATCATCTTCTTGCTTCCAATTTGGATCTGTTTCTCTGTAAATATTATTATAAATTTTATGATATCGTTCTAAAAATTGTTTTGGATGCGAAGAATCAAAACCTGTATAATCGCAATTCATTCCTAAATTTCCTGTCTTTAATAAATATTTATGTAATTTAGCGTATTCATGTGAAGAAGCATTAATTCCTATTTTAAATGGTATTGAAGAATTTACGTAAGTTAAAAGTGCCTGTGCTGCTCCAAAATATTGTTTCATAACCATAAAATGATATAAAGGACCCATTTCAAAAATTCTTGTTCCGCAATCTTTAATTTTCTTAATTTTTAAGACTTCATCTTTCTTCTGTGCGACGTATATTACAGCAGTTCTTCCTTCATGTGTTTTAAGATAATTTAAATATGAATTGACATCTGATAAAATTTGTTGACCTTTTTCGTTTTCTGCAAATTCGTACTTACAAGTTTCAATATTAAAGAAGAAAGCATCAGCCTTATGTGTCATTCCTCCGCATTCATAAGAATGAGGATATCCAACACCACTACTCATATTAAGACTAGGAGAAGTAGAATAATATTTACAACCATTGATTACTTCATCCATAGTTAAGATTTTAGATTGCATTCCTGCTCTTCTGATTCCTTCTAATAAAACTTCTGACAATTCTTCAACACATTCATCTAAATATTGTATATTAATTTCTTTTTGTTCTTTAGCAAATTTATTTAAACCTTTAAATAATATATTTTCACAAGGTATTTCTAAACGAGGATCTTTTTCTGATAGAACTGAAGGTTCAAAAACACAAATATCAGCTGTTGAAAATGGAGAAGGGTAAATTTGGGTTTTATCACTAGAATAAGCTGAATTTGAATAAAACTGACTATCTTTATACACACCTGCTCTTCCGACACATCGAAGTGGGTAATTTAATCCTACTGGCAATTCAATATCTTCTATGACTACTTGTTGGAAGGGTAAAACTTCTATTGATTGCTCTGTTAAAGTTTGTTCTTCCATCTCTTCAAATTCTAAATCTGATTTAAAAACCACTGATGTTAAACCGTGAACGTCATCTGCTGCGACATGTAAACCTAAAATCTTCTCCGGATAAGCCGAATTACAAATTAACATTGGACTACCGCAAAAACCTGCCTGTGTTTGAATAGGATGGTTTCCTTCTAATGAATGTACGTTATATAATAAACCATCTTTTACTTTATTTCCTTTAATTTCTAAAACTTTTTGTTCTTTAAGAGTTATAGGTTTTTCAAAAATATTACCTGTAGGTGATCTACAATATAAAGTTGCTTTATAACCTTCGACTGAATTATTGACACGTTCTCGTTGAAAATATTTACGTATATCCTTAAATGAAATTGCTTTTCCTATTACTTTAATAATGGCTAAATCTCTAATTTCGTCCATTCCTATAATTTTTGTTGCATAAAGAGTATCATTAATTCTTACTTTAACTTCACCAGATAAATGTCCTACTGTTAACATATAATTTTTATAAAAGCCTTGTGCAAAACAAACTTGTGTATTACCAACAAAAAGTGGGTAATTCTGATTCATTACTATATCTGCTAACTGTGCTGACTGTATATCTAAACATGCTTCATTTGCCATACTTACTCTCTTAATAGGGTTAATAAATGTAAAATCTGATTTATTTTTAGTTGAAATTTTCGGTTGTTTATTTTGTTTATTTAAATATGCATC